TATATCCCTTCGGTTGCACTTTTGCTGCCATATTCCACCTCCTAATGGGGGAGCTTTTACACTCCCCCTATTACTCAACATTCCCTCTTATGGTACGAGTTGCAGCATCACAGGACAATGCCCACTAGCAGTAGGAGCAGCCAAAGCATATCCAATGATTGGATGAGTATAATCCGCACTCATTGTTTGTACACATCTAGTTGTATCACTGAGCACTAGAATATCTCCTTTAGCGATAGCTGTACCAGTGGTCACAATAGTAGCTGGTCCCCAAGTTTGCACCCAAGCAAACCGCTTGTCAGATACATCTATTGCAAGCATCGCAACACCAACAGCACATGTGTCAGAATCTTGACTGCAAGGCAACAGGTTCGCAAACAGATTCCCCATAATCGCAATCTCAGTAGTGTTATCCAATGCAATAACTAACCCATCGTAGAGTTCTACCAAGAAGGTATCAGTCCCTGTAAGGGCTAGACCATCTGATTCCAGCTTCTCTCCAGTAGCACTATTACGTTTGATCAGGTAAGTATGTCCCTCACCAGTAGCATCAGTAATGTGCAATGTAGCATTAGTGTACTCATTCTTGGTAGCAGTACCTACAATCTCAACTATCTTCCTTCCAATGCCTGGATTGTAATTGCTCCCATCGTTTGTGTAATCTTCAACCTCAGTTATCACAGTCTGATCATTGAAGCTGGTATCAGCAGCAACCAAGTCTCCAGCAGCAGCATCACCAGTGGCTGCCGCATAGTTTGAGAAGGAAGCATAGTAAAAAACTCTACCTCCCCAAAGAGGCAATCTGTCTCCAACTTGATGCAGAGGATCCGCAGATGCCACATAGATACCTTGCCCTGCTCCGATTATCCCTCGAGTGTGCCCTTTACCTCCAGGCAATCTCTTTCTTACTGTTTCTGTTCTTGTTTCCATTCTAAAACCTCCATTTGGTTTTTAGGCTACCTCATCAGCTCAGATTGGCTTCAAGCTGTGGAGGGTAGTTCCACTAATCGATATCGAATGCTACTCCTTGACGAGCTCTGTTGGATGTCACAAAGTTACCACTCGTGATAATCTGGGCATACTTATCAAGCGTATCAGGAGCTTCCTTCCATCCAGTCATAGCAAAATTAGCTCCTGCTTGTGCTATGAAGTTCAGATAGTTTGTGTTTAGGAAGTAGGCAGAACCACTCTTACAACTTGGACTGTCTACAATAGGTATGCCTCTCCAGGTAAGGTTGGTAAACCCAGCGTCACCCAACATGGTGTTGGATAGTTGCTTCAGTTCAAAACACTCATCATCGTAGAAGTCGAGAATCTCATCTGTAGTGACGATGATGTCAGGCTTATCACTTCCATTCTTAGTTTCCCTCATCACGTACTTCCAAGTAGGTATCATGTGCAGAGAAGCAGTTGTACCCTCAGAGTCCATCTGTCTATACACATTCCTCCACCAGGTATTACTAGCCTGTGCAATACCTCCTACTTCAACTTGAGGAGAAGTAACTGCGGCTGTTGGGTCCTCATCACAAATAATGTCCAACCCATCAAACGCAAGTCCACTCTCACCAGAACCATCTCCAAACAGATACTCCTCAATCTTCTCAATCATGGAGAGCTTAGCAGTATCCATCTCAATCATCATCTTGTCAATAGCTTTAGCCTTGCCTCTATTAACCTTCTCATCAACCCAATATCTAACCATCGAGCATCCCATGTACTTCCAGTCGTATCTAGCTAAATCAAGCTTATCAGATTGACTAACTGAGAAGCTCCCACCCTTCTGATACATAGCAACAGTATCATTCTTACCCACCAAGAGTGGAACTCCTAACCACTTGCCTCCAGTATGGTCTTCCGTAATTCTTCCCTTTGACTTCATCCAGAAATAAAAGGGAGTTGCTCCAAATATATTATCAACAACCTTCTTCCTAATCTCAGCCCATGTTTGAATATAAAGATCATCAATAGTTTCTGTGTATGTAGCCATCGGCTATCCTCTAATCACCGAAGAGCTTTTCTCCTATTCTTTCAGCAGTTTCTCTACTCGTTTCTTCCTTGCCAGAAGGTGTTACATCCCCACCACCACCAGGTTTCTCACTCGGAGTCTCCGCAGGCTTCTCTTCCTTCGCTCCAGGATGGCTTGCAATTTTATACAAGTCATCAGCACTAATACCCTCTTTCTCTATCCTAGCAGAGGTTTGAGACATCGTTAGCCTATGATTGTCGAAGTCCTTGTACATTTCTCTAGCATCCTTCAAACTCCTACGCACTGAGTCCCTTTGCATATCCTGACTTAGTTTGTCAATCCGAGGAGCAACAACAGTACTTAGCTTACCATCTATCACCTGTCCAATATGCTGAAGGAACTGAGCCCTATCCATTGTCTCCAAGTCAACCTCTTGAGCTCCACCTGCAGCAAAGTTCGTACCTACAAACTTCCCATCTGGCTTCTTAGTACTGTCAAGAAACGCCTGGTACTGTGGACTAACCACCACACCTTTCAGTTCTTCCATGTCTGTCTGCAGTTTCTGATTCTGCATAAGCAACTGCTGATTCGCCACTTTCATTTGCTCTATTTCGGTGTTTTTTTCGTCTCCACCTTTCGCCGATGGAGTTGCATTTTGTTTTCCAGGGTCTTTACCCTTGTCATCTGTCGCCATATCACTTCTCCTTTAAGCTTGGTTTCGCCTTCTTTCTCTTATACATCCTATAAGCTCTCGAAACGAGCTTCATAACATTTCTTATGTCTTTACCTGACCATTTACCCTCAAACCTGTATTCAAAACCTGTAGGTTTGAGAAGGAGCATAACCCTTATCTCCCCAGCCTTCAACGTTCTAATAGTCTTAACCTCTTCGCCGCCTTGCATAGCTAACATAACTACCTCCATTGTTTAATATATATCTTCTTCAGGGTCTAATAGAAAATCAAAGCTGTGACCCACTTCAGCTAGTCTTGCCATGTCCATACCACTTGGAGCATCCCCATTCCAACCACCTGGGAGACTGACACACTCTTCTTTAGGAACATACGGTTGATAGTTATTCATCTACTACTCCATTCATATTTTCAATTATTGAAATTACACAAAGCATCTAAAACTTATCTTCAAGATACCTACTAGTCAGCCCTCGTTTCCTACATTCTTCCTTAAGCTGTCTCTTGTTAGTAATCCTAGGTGGATGTTCATCCATAGTATCCCATTCAACATCTGTTGGAAACATATGCAATGGAAGCGCCTTTGTTGGTATCCCCTTCGGCTTAATGGTGTTAGGATAACTAACATACTCACCATGTACAATAGCACCTATCTTTTGGTACTTACTCATCCTCCAAACCCCCCAGCAAACTGATCCATCGACTCAACCTGAGGCTGCCCCATCCCTTGTTGCTGAGGAGCAAGCACCCTATCAACATCAATAAAGGGATATAGCTTAAGCACCCCCTTAGCAAGCTCCCTCTCATTTACCAAATCAGGCCTTCCTGTAAACAGGGCTAACAACTTCTCAGCCTCTGCTCTCTGAGTCTCTGATGTCACTGGCTGCCCAGTATCCATATCAACCTCTAACTCATAATCACCATGAAGTTCAGCCCCAGTATACCTAACCCAATGCACAGCGTTATCTGGCCCAACCACTGCAATTACCTGAGCCTGATTCCACTGCTTATACACAATCTGCAACACCCTCTTAACAACCTCTATAAGGAAGTCAGCTACAAGGTCTCTTCGCTCATCTACCCTAATCCAATGTCCACTCTGCACGGCTTGTATTTCAGCCTTAGTCCTACGAGGCGGTCCAGCATACTCACCCTCATCAGTCCTTGAGAACCCCACAGTGTCTCGAAGGTCTCTTTCAATATCCATAGCATCCTGTCTAAGCTGAACAGGCTCACCAATAGGAAATACAACAACCGAGTCTCGAGTAAGCTCATTGATGCCTAGACCTCCACCCACTTCACCATCCATCAGCTTATTAAACTCCTCTGGAAGTATCTTACCAGAGTCATAAAGGAACTTGATGAGGTTAAGTTTCCTATGCCTACTCATCTGAGTCCTGGTCTCATTAAGCTCCTCTTGCAGAGGCGCCATTATCTTAACATCACTCGGTCCCCAATACACATCGTTATCAGGATTAAAACAGAGGTCAACGAAGGGTGCACCATCAATCTGCAAGGTGTCCTCTGTAGGATTGCGTAGGAATTTATTGTGATTGAGGTTGAGAGCAAGCACCTCCCCTCTCTTAAGGTCTCTAACTTCCCAGATGTCAACCCACTCCAGGTTTTTCCCCTGATACTCTGCTGCCGTCTTAGCCTGTCCACTCTCTATATAGTCTGAGATGCCTTCTTGCTGCTCTTCTTTACCCCTCAGCTTCCTAACATAACCACCCTTGAGGTCAGAAGTGTTTTCATAAATGGTGTCTTTCTTAACATCATCAAGTAGTCTAACAACCCTGTGTGCAACCCATCTGGTGTTTGTCTGCAAGTCGGATGTCCCCCAGGGTACAACAAAGTTCTCAGGATTAGTCCTCAATGCCCAGGGGAAGTTTTGTTGCACAAGGGTAGAATACTCCAACCTCTCGTTTGCTGGAAGTGCTTTCTTACCTAGATGAGACAAAGCACCATACTGACTACTATACCCAATCTTAATCATCCCCCTGTTACAAAAGAACACATCCTGTATAATCTTTTTGAGTGTCTGCTTAATACCCATTTGTCTAATAAGCAAGTTAGCAACCGCTTGGTTAACAACTGCCTTTGCTTCAAACTCAGGCCTCTTACCAGTGATGAGTATCTTAGGATTACGGAAGTACACTCTTGGTATCATACTCCTCAGAATAGAAAACACCTTGTTTACAGCATAAATATCAGATTTCCAATTACCATGATAGTAATTATAATAAGTATTCCACATCTTACGCTCACCAAACACCTCTTGGTAATTAAGCCCTCGGCGTATTTCAGCCTTCCAGTTATTTAACTTCTCGTTAGCCTTTGGCATAGTCTTTACCTCGTCTTCTTTCCACCTTTCCATGCACTGCCCTTAGGTTGTGCTTTCTTCCCTGTGGGTTTGAACCCATGATGCACAGCATCCAACGTTCTCTTGTAAGCCTTAGCTTTCTTAACACTTTTGGATGTCCCTTTCTTCTTAAGTCCGTTGACTTTCTTATAGACTGTTCTGCCCTTCCTCATATATGGCATCATCCTCCTCCTTACCTAACATTACTCCACTCCGTATCATCTATGGGTATGTCACTCCATTCCGTATCATCCTTAGATATATCTGACCAGGTTGTATCCTCCTTAACAATCCCCTGCCACCACGATAGATATATCCTCTCTAGTACACTAACAGCCTCGTAGGTACTAATACCTGCAACAATGGCTAAGGCAGATGCTGCATCAACCACTGTAACCTCTTCATACTCCGAGATAAGACTAACCAAGATTACAGCAAAGGATTCAACTACACTAACCGAGTCATAAACATCAACATCCCCCAACCTGCCAGTGAAGCGTAGATACTCAGACAAAACCGATGCATCAAAAACATCGATCTTGGACAACAACCTGGAGGTAACATCCTCAACTACGCCAACGTTGTCGAAGGTGGAGAAGCTCCTATCACCAGGATACTTCAGCACAATATCCTCAGTCAAAGATGGACTATCGAAGACATCTATAAATGGCCTTAGTCGTGAGGTAACAACCTCAGCAACAGAAACACCTTCACCTGGCAAATACACAGACTCAGTATCCTTATCACTAAAATCTATCTTAACTATATTGTAAGTCTTAATGTTATCTGCAACAACATCGGAATGCATTGACACTTCATTCCTGTGTAAGCCAAGTACAAGGTCTGTACCAACTGTGTCAGTATTCCATGTAGTAGTTGAACTAGCTTCTTCTACATTATTAACATATAAAGCAACGGTCTTTGATGAGCCTATATCATTCCCTTCTCTATCCCAAGTAACAGCAAGATGAAGCAAGTCATCAACGCTCCAAGATACTCCTGATGTAGCTATGTAAAACACTTCACTACTACCTGAATATACCCCAACACGGAGGGTATCGGTGCCTGGATGAAAAAACAGGTAAATGCCACCGTTGTTACCATCAACAAAACTCCATAACCAGTGATAATCAGCATCGGTTGAAGCAAATTTCATCTTTGCCCAATGTTCGATTGTGCCTTTATCAACATTGATACTGTTGCTAGAAGTAGGAAACTTACAACCCTCGCTGTCTATATCAGAAAGGATTCCATTATTAAACTTGGATGCTACATAAGTAGGAGAACCAATCTCACTTCCACCAGTTCCAATCTGGGGAGAGGTTACATCACTAGCAGATTCCAACTTGCTCCACAGTTTCAATGCTACTGGTGCTGCGCCCATCACATTGACATTACAAATCAGCTTCCGTCCTACATCCTCAAGCACACCAACATTGTCAAAGACATCCACTGGTCCAAGTGTACCTAGCTTGACTACTACATCCTCAGCTACTGTTACTCCCATCTACTTCCTCTCAAACTCTTTCTCTTCTCCATCTATTGGATACTGCATCCCATTCCAGTCAATATGTCTACAAAAAATGCTGGTGTCGATGAGGAAGGGGTACTTCTTCCTCTGGAGCTTAGGCCATCCAGCTTTCTTGAGAATGTTATCTTTCATAATCCTAGTACACAGTGTCAAGTCCTCAGTCCCTGATGCTTTATGCCAAGAGTTCTGTTCAGGGTCAAACCATGCCTTGGATGGAGTCTCGAATATCTTCTTAACCTTGATTCCAACCTTCGGCTCATACACCTCACTCTCATCAAACAACACCTTCATGATGGACTTATGTATCATCGTACATCCCATAGGAATGCCATCAACCCACACTTGGTCTCCGAGTTTCCACCCATCATAGAAGGAGTTACCTCTGCCTCGATACACCAGAGGTTCAGAAGGCTTAGACTTAGTGAAGTATAGTCCCGACCACATTGGCAACTCACACTTCCTCATCCTATCATTCCAATTAAGTAAGACCGTAGGAGGCATTACAACATCATGGTCAATAAAAAACAACCACTCAAACTCCCTATTGATGAAGTCAGTAGCAATGATGTTCCTGGCATCTGCAACAAGATGCCTTAAGGGAGCATTAGTGTCAATCCACTGAATACAATCAACCTGCGACCAGTTACAGGGAACAACCTGACCATATCTTGCAATCATCCACTCAGCACGTATCAGCCCTGTCATTGGTATTCCAACCATTATACGTTTGCATACTTCCTGCTGTTGAATTGCATCCATCATTTTTTCACCTTATCCACCTTTATCTTTATCTTCTCCATCACAACCTCTAAGTTACCATTAACCTGCCACGAGGGATAACCCTTAAGGATAGTCCATGGCCTAGGCCTGTAAATCGTATAGAGTGGATAACCAGGGTCAAAGTAGGTAAACGATGCCTCGTTGAATGAAGTACAATGTGAATAATCCTGATGCCACCCAAAACTCCCTGCGTAGGGTGTGTTAAGAGCCAACCTACCTCCTATCTTCATTATCCTCCATAGTTCATTAAAGATGTCAGTTATAAGCCAGGGTTTCAGATGCTCAATAATATGAAGACCAACTATTGTCAAACAGCAATCATCAGGAAGAGGATAGGGGATTACCTCCAGATCATGCACAATATCAACCCCTGGGAGCTTCCTCTTATCCAACCTGACGAAGTTTTTCCTCTCGGTTTCACCACATCCAATGTCAAGTTGGATGCCTTTGTGTTTATCAATTTTGAACATACTCGCCGCCTTTCTAGTCTACGAAAACCGAATTTGATAAGTTGCGTTAACATCCTGGTTACTTGCACAGCTGGATGCAGTATAGGTGTTACCAGCAAACAACGTGCCTACAGTGTTACTATGGTATGTCACCGCATGCAACCCTATATTCCGTATACTCTCAGTAGCTGTTACGAAGCTAACACTACTATTAAACGTAACGGTGAACTGTATAGTCTTACTCCCAGAAGTAACCGCTGTCACCGCTACCCTGATGGGTACATCGCCAGTTCCACTACATTCACTCTGAAGGGTGGTGTTGGCTGCTGCTGGCTGTGTA